GTTGACGTGAAATAATACTAGCTGCCTGCGAGGGTTAAATCAATGCGCACACAGCAAAATGACAGGAGCAAAAAATGCCAATACCGATAGAGCTATCCGGCGCAACAATCGCCGGCATATTCGCGCGGCTTGCCTGCGTGTCCGTGGTGCTTACCTGGGCGTTGTGCGTGATTGTGGATGAGTGGGGGGGTGATGGGTTTTGCGGGTATGATGGGGAGGGTGACAATTAATGGGTCTACTATCCCACCAAAAACCAGCGGTCGCCGCCTGCGCCAAACATTTCCGCTCACGCCAAACGGTAAAGTGGAACGGCATGGACATTCACCCGCCTATCGTGATTTCGGCGGGCGTGTCCTCGGGCAAGTCGGTTGTCGCTGCAGAGCTGGCCAAGGCCGTTAAAGAGGCGGCACTTTTGCGGGCGTCTCCGGTAACGGTCTACGTGATGGTCATTCAGCGTGCCGGCGAGTTGTGCAGCCAAAATTCAGACGCGGCGTGGTCAATCGGCCTGCAAAACTCGGTCTATTCGGCCAGTTGCGGCGGTCGCAAATCCACGCATTACCCGGCGGTCTATTCGACCGAAGGCACATTGGCCCGCGCGCTTGAGCAGTACCGGTTCACGCCGTACACGCCGGAAGAAATGCAGTTGACGTCCGAGCAGCGCGCCAAGCTGGGCAAGTGGCACCCTGACCTGATCATTATTGACGAAAGCCACCAAGTGCCTTTTGATCAGCCGGATAGCCAATACATAGCCATCCTCAAGCACTTCTATGGGTGCAAGCCTCACATGCGCTTGGTTGGCATGACCGGCTCGCCGTTTCGCGGCATGGAGTCGATTGTGGGCGACAGTGACGCGCATTTGTGGCGATCCGTGGCCAGTATTGAGCCAAGCGACCCGGAATACCCGGTTGGCGCGATTGGAAACGGGATCATTTCGACGGAGTTCAACATTGAACAGGGGTGGGTTGTGCCGCCCCTGTTTGGCTGGCCGGATGATCACGACAAGGAGTACGACTTTTCGCACCTGTCGCCCAACGGCTGGGAATACGACGAAGCCGAATTGGACGCCGCCACCAGTGACCGCGACACGTGTTTGGCCATCTGCCAGGACGTAATCAACAAAGCGGCCAGCAGGAAAGGCGTGTTGGTGTTCGCGGCGACCCAGCGGCATGCCCGGATGATTGCGGCGGCGTTCAAGTTGCTGGGCGTGCCAGATGAGCAGATTGGCGTCATCACCGAAAAGACCGGCACCAAAGACCGGTTTCGCATACTGGAAGCGGCCAAGACGGGCGCTATCAAGTACACCATAAACGTGGCGGTGCTGACTGTAGGGGTCAACGTGCCGTACTGGGATACTCTGGTCTTCATGCGCCCAATTGGCTCGCTGGTGCTGTTGATCCAGGCCATTGGTCGAGTGTTGCGCTTGCTGATCCAAGACGGCGAGGTTCCAATGCTGGACCGCGACGCGCTGACCGCCGATGAGCGCTTGGCGTTGATTGCGGCCAGTGCCAAACCTGATTCTCTGGTGCTGGACTATGCGAACGTAATGCAGACCCTTGGCCACATGTACGAGAACCCGGTGCTTGAGCAGGCCGATTTGGAGAAAGCCAAGAAAGAACATTTGGACCTGATCGAATGCCCGGAATGCGCAACGATGAACAGTCCGCACGCCCGCCGATGCATTGGCCGCGACCATTTTGGCAATCGCTGCGATCACTTCTGGCATTTCCGCATGTGCCCGAGCTGCAACACGAAAAACGACCAAGCGGCCAGGCAGTGCCGAAACGATGAATGCCGGCGACTGCTGATTGATCCAAACGCCAACTTGGAGCGAAAGCACTACACCGACGCCGAATCCGTACAGGTGCGAGCCATGAAGGTTGAAGCCGGTCGCGGTGGAAAGCTGACAATCCGCTATGAGCTGGCAGACGGCCGCAACCCGTTGGAGATTTATTATCCGCACGCAGGCCAACAAAGGGCGCTGAATACGCGGATATGGAAAGGGTTTGTGAAGCAACTCCCGATTGCCGACCGGGATCGGTTCAGGCTGGGCAACATGAAGGCAGAGACAATCATGGAGAACTTGAAGCTTTTGCCGGTGCCGGTAGAGTTGTGCGCGCGGTACAATGCGAATGGGAAATGGAATCTGGGGCGCAGGAAATGGGCTGATCAGGATGGCGGGGATGTGGCGGCGTGAGTGTTCGCACCTACGGCGGCACCTACCGAGGCGAATGCCGAACCGAACGCTGCGAGCAAATTGACGCCATGGGGTGGCTTGAGAAAAACCACCCCGAGCGCTGGCCGCTGATTTTCCATTGTCCCGGTGAAACAAAGGCCCGCCCTCAGCACATGCAAATGCGCCGCAAGGAGGGAGTACGGCCTGGCGTGCCCGACATTATCGATCTGGGCGGACCGGTAAACGGCCTGTTTGAAATGAAACGGCTGGATGCGCGCAAGTCCAAGCTGTCAAAAGAGCAACGCGAATTTCTTGAACTGGCAGCCTACAAAGGCCACTTCTGCGCGGTGTGCTGCGGGTTTGAGGCGTTCAAGCAGGCGTATGCGGATTTTTTGCAGTTTGTTGGGGAAAGTGTCTGACTGGGTGGAGATTTGAGATAATAATAAACCCATCGAAACGAACAACGCACCGAGGAGCAAGACGATGATCCGCAACCACAAAGGTAAGTTCGCAACCACCAAGCAATGATCGCTGACCTCGAAGGTTTTATTGCTGACTGGAAGTATTGGGCAGTTACCGCTATGCGCAACGGCAACCGCGACGAAGCATTGCGCTGCAAGCGCAAACTCGAAGACTGCCGCCGCAAGCTGCGCGGGATGCAGTAGTTGGAATGATGGGGAAACTTCATATATTTACGTCGCCGATCACCAACCGCATCTACTGCGGAGACGTGAACAAGGCCGGAGGGTCGGTCGTGGTCACTTGTAATGGCGAGCCGGTTTATCGGGTATCCTTTGAGAAGCTTAGCAACGCAGACGACTAACAACCACGCCCCAGTCCGCTGGGGCAACCACCCGACAGGAGCAAACACCATGTCAAAACAAACCGTAACCCTTCACATGTATCAGTTTATTTCCGGCTGGCAGACTGGCGAACGCCAAGTGCTGCCGTTTGATTTCCGCGATAACCCTGACGCCATGAAAGAGCGTTTGTGGATCGGCCAGCAGGACGTTGAAATCGATTTTCCCGATGTCGACACGCGCCAAATGCAGATTGATGCGTTTGAGGCTCAGGTAGACCGTGAGCGCGCAGACTGCCAGGCGCGCGTCAATTTGTTGCTTGATCGTATTGGCAAGTTGCGGGCTATTGGGTGTTAGGTGCTAGACGGCGACAACATTGCGACCAACTAAGGAAAACAGATTATGGAATTAACTATTTTCGTGCTAGCCATAGCCTTAATACTGCTGGCATTTGCTTACAGAAGAAAATCCGCAGCACTAAGAGCAGCCTCTAGCATATTTTCAATTTCCAGCATGCGGAAAGCTGGCCTCCAAAAGATGTCTCTACATAGTTACTGGACAGCTCTTGCAATGGCTGTCATGAAACATCGGGAATGTTCCTTCGAGCAAGCAACGGTTCTATTACTACTAGGTGATGCTCACCCAGACATAGACTGGGATGAGATAAATAAAACGCACAAAGAATTAACAGAACTAGCAGCTGCTGCGTTTACTCGCCGAGCGCGCAGAGCTAAAGCGGGATGCGGAGCGGTGTCGGTTTTTCCGCATTCAGGATGGTGTCAATAGCGCGCCAAAGGTTGATGCCTTGATTGATGCGGCAATGAAGGAGGCAAAAATAGCCCTTGCCAACAAATTGCATCATTGATATAATACGTGCGTTTTGTTTATCACTGCTTAGCGCTGATTTTTACGCAAATTCATGACAGGAGCGACACATGCCAATTATCGAGAACCTGGCGCAAGATGATTATTTTGCGACCGAGGCAGCCAGCAATTCCGGACTCAAAAAAATTATTCAGAGTCCGGCGCATTTCAAAAACCCCGAGCCAAGCAAAGAAGACTCGCGCGCCAAGCAGATCGGCAGAGCTATTCACATGGCATTGCTTGAGCCTGACCGCTACGCATCGACATATCACGTGGCCGAAGCTGACGACCGGGTTAGCGCATTTTATAAGGGGCTGGCAAAAGACTTGGGCGGCGACGTTGTGCTGACACGACCCGAAGCGCGTCGCGTTGTCGGTATGCAGCGCGCAGCGTATGCCAACAGCCGGTTTGCCGCCTACATGCGCGCCTATGGCCGCAACGAGCTTTCAGTGTTTAGCAAAGACCCGGTGACCGGCGTGCCAGTCAAGGCGCGATTCGACCGCAAGGGCGATTCCATGTTTGCGCTGGACATCAAGAAATGCCAAGACGCGCGCGGATTTGAGTTCAGCAAAGCCATTGGCAATTACGGCTACTACATGCAGGTGCCGTTTTACGCCGCCGTGTGGGAATGGGAAACCGGCGAGAAAATGAATCTGTCGCGTGATTTTCCGATGGTGGCCATTGAAGAAAACTCGCCGCACGGCTGCATCCTGCATGACCTTGATGAGGTGGCAATCGAACTGGGCCGACGCCATTTCCGCAAAGCGCTGGACGTTTACGCGCGCTGCATGGATTCCGGCGTGTGGCCTTCCTACTTTGAACAGTCCGGCGACGTGATGACGCCGGTTGAATCTGAGCTGACCAGCGTGCCGTACTGGATGGCCCGCGAACTGACAGACGATGACGCATTTGGGGGGGTGTGATGAACAACAATACCGCAGCAACCGTAACCCGCGACGCATTTTTGAGCACCACCATGGCCAAAAGCGACCAGATCAACGCCGCTGATTTGCTGGGCGGCCCGCTGGTGTGCCAGATCACCGACATTGTAATGACCGGGTCCGCTGATCAACCGGTGAGCATTTACGTGGATTCGCACCCGCAACCGTGGAAGCCTAGCAAAACGTCTCGCCGCGTCCTGGCCGCGTGCTGGTCTGATGTTGAGCCGTCAGAATGGGTTGGGCGCTATATCGTGCTGTTCAACGACCCGAACGTCATGTGGGCGGGCAAGGCCGAAGGTGGCATTCGTTGCAGCCATCTGAGCCACATTGACGGACCCAAGACAATCATGGTCAACGCCACGCGCGGCAAGAAATCCGCTCAGCATGTTGAACCGTATTACCCGGCCAATGCACCGCAACCGGTGGCCGAGCTGCCGTATTACGCTGACGAGAATTTCAGCCAAAACCTGACCAAGTGGGTTGCGCTGATCGATTCTGGCGAAAAGACGCCTGAGCAGATTATTGCCAGCATTGAAAAGCGCGCACGGCTGACTACTGGGCAAAAAGCTCGCATCAAAGCCAGTGAGCTGGCCGCGCCAGTTGTTGAGCAGGCACCAGCGCCGGCCTGTGAAGACGACCCGTTTGCCGATGACGAAGCGCAGGAGGCTGCAGAGTAATGGACAACTACCAATTCAACCGCGAACAAATCACACCATCGTTTGTGAAGTGCAACCGCACGCCAGCCAGCCGTCAGGAGGTTGCCGAGCAATTGGCGGCCGCCATGGCCAACTGTAAAATCAAACCGACCGTGGTGCCAGGCTTTACCGGTGTCGCGCCGCGGCCCAAGCGTTCGTCCCGGGTCGATCCCGAGACAAAATTGAAGCGCAAGAAATACGGAATCCCAGTCGGCATTCAGCGGGATTTTGAAGCTGCGCGGCGGGAAGATGAAGAAAAGGCGCGGATCAAGGCAATGGCGGATATTTTGGAGGTGGTGGCATGAGCATTGAAAAAACTTTGGCAGAGCGCGGCAATCGATATGGTGATTTTGCGGATCATGCGCGTCTGTGCCAAGACCTTAAATCCTTGATGCAAAACTTTGCGCCGGCAAGCTGGACAACTAGCGCGCAGTGGAATCACTTGAGCGATGTGCAAAAGCAAGCGCTTGAAGTGATCGCCGACAAAATTGCCCGCATCTTGTCCGGCGATCCCAACTACGCCGACAACTGGCACGACATCCAGGGCTATGCAAAGCTGGTTGAGGATCGTTTGCCGGCAGTTGTAAGCCAGCAGCTTACAACTGAACCCGCCGCCGCAATCGACGACGAAAGCCCACGCATGCAAACGATTGGGCAGAACGGCGAGATGGCCGAAAAAGTTTACCCGGCAATTGACGCGGCAAAAGAACCGCAGCGCGCACGTCATCAATGCCTGGCTTGCGGCCTGGGCCATTCAACCCACCGTTGTGGTGCCGACACATGACCAGAAAACCGCACAACATGCAAAAGCGCATGGCAACCGCATCAGCCAGCTTGCTGCGCCAGAACGGCGTCTGCGTCGTGCAAATCGACCCGGCCAACCGTCAGGGCTTGATGTCGTGGAAATCGCTTAAAAACGTGCGCCACAGCCCCACAATGGCCAACGCGGTGTGCGATTACGCGCACCAGTGGGTTATCTACATCGGCGCGCTCTGTGTAGATCAGAAGGGCGACCGCTACCTGAAAAGCGTAGAGGTGGCCCCGGTGGCGCGGTACAAGTCCGAGTCGCTGGCTGATGTGATTGACCATCATTACAGGGCGCTGATCAGCGAATGCAACGCCACGCACGTTCGCGGCTCGGGTTGGATTGCGCTGCCTTATGCCATTGAGTTGAGCGAAGAACAGGCTTATTCGGTGTTTGAAGCTGCGGGCGGCTGGTCGGCGGAAAACGTAGAGCGCGGCGATGTTCAGGCCGCGTTGATTGCAGAAAAACGGCTATTCGGATAACTGTGTGTAAACGAGTGCCCAGTCGATGCTGTCTTCCAACTCCATCGCGTGTGTAATTGCACGCTGGTCGCACTCGTAGCAGATGCACCGCTTTTGGCCATCAACTTCCATGTGAGCGTTGAACTCGCTCTCGTAGAACAGGCCACCACAAGAGACGCAGAACCACTCAGGGGCACTATCCAGGCGCTGCTTGGAGAACAGAATGCGTGCCCGAAGGACTTCAAATGAGTACCCGCGCCCAGCCCGGTTAACCACCTTTGCTACGCCGTTCAGGGCTTCTGTGTAGCCATTGGTGATGGGGTGGTCGAAGTAGGCCAGGATCTGCTCGCGCCAGTTCTTGAGCGCGGACAGAAGATCCTTGAAGTCGTCCTTCACCGCACTGGCTTTGATGGCTGCAACCCATGCATCAAGGGCCGGAATTGCTTCGGCCTTTGGCAGGTTGTACAGGGCATAGAAGTCCTCCTTGAACTGGTACGCCAGGCCGATCTCGGGGTCGTTGTCGATCCACATACGGAGATTGAAAGACTGTTTTTCGCTCAGGTTGGCACTGCTCTTGTTCAGCAGGATCTTGCTGCGCTTCCACTCCTTGTTGACCTTGACGCCCTGTGCCTTGCCCAGCCTGATGCGAGCCTTATCCAATCCGTAGTTAGCCATACGGATGACGTGGAACTTGTCCACGACCAGCGGCACGCCGGGGAGCATCATGTTCACCACCTGGAGGTATGGTCGCCACATATCGGTGGCAACGCCCAGGACTGTGCTGCGATCCTTGAAGCGGTGGAACCAGGCGGCAACCGTCTGCTTGTCCCGGTCTGGCAGTATGTCGATGGGCACGTTGCGCCCGACGTCTGTCAGGATGCAACGCATATCGCCATCCAGCTTCGTTTCGTCGATACCCAACCAGTTAGGCAGGTACGGCTCGAAGCGGTCGGCCAGTTCGGTCACATGGTCGAAAGCGATGTTGCGGATGGTCTTCTCGTCGCAGCCGATGTGCTCTGACAACCTGGTGAAGGTGTCGCGTAGGCACTGGGTCTTGATGTACTCAACACAGCGCCGAGTCATGCGCCGGTCTAGTTCGACCCCTTCCAGGGGCTGTAAAGAGGTGCCGCCGCACTCTCGGCACTTGTACCTCTGAACCTTGGCTACCAGCTGCACGTGTGCGCCCCTGATAGG